TTAACGCCCCTTTGCTTTTCCCTCAGCGAGCACCTCCTCGGAAAAAGGCTCCCCACTTCGGACTTTCTCAATCAAATCCTTAAATGCTTCCGAATAGCGATGTGACTGAACTTCACTTCCATTCATGATTGCACAGTGATATTTGTTATCAAACGCCTTTATATCGATACCGGTTTCATCCTCGATCACCCTTATAAACCTCGCACACTTATGCCAAAACTTATACCCTAACACTTGGCCTATAGTCGTCAAGGTATACGGGTAGTTAACGTTAAATGACAAACCATCCGAAGTATCTGATATCCCGTATAGCTTAGCGAGCTCACCCTCTTCTTCCGATACGTTAGAAAGAACTTTATAATCTACTTGAATCGGATTTCTAGGTATATCAGAACGTACTAACTGATAGGTTCGCGCAAGCAACGAGCGCAGGAGTCTAGGATTTATATTTATCATAGCTTCATGAGAGGCGAATGCCTTATAAACCCATGAAAAGTCGTTTGCGATGATACTTTTTATAATGACACCTTTATGATCTGAAACCGGTATGAGCCTCTCGCGTCTTGGATACGCATCTTTTGAATCCTCGCTCGCCCATTCAAGAATATATATATTAGGTATAAGCTTCCCATCCTCAGATAGGATCTCGTCAATATCCGAAAGTATAGAACGAATATTTACATCCTCTGCACTATACCCAATAAATATCAAAGGGTGCTCCGCAAAAAAAGCTAAAAGCTTTGCACTAAGATATTTCTTCCGCCTCACAAATTCTTCATAATCATTTCTGGTTAACACAATACTTTCTGGAGAGGTGGCACATCCGTGAATCTTAAATATCTCTCCAATACTAGCGTGATTGGCGTATAGGATTTTTTGCCCGATAACTGGTGTATATTCAGGGAAAATGTGTTCTAAAAGCCCGTCATAGTTAGTAGTTATTATAGAGTGAGGCCTGATTAATTTTAACAACTCAATTTCTTCAGGGAGATGTCGCTCTTCCTTAGTTAACAACTCTTTAAAAAGCTCCGCCACACTGTACTTTATATACGCCTCAGGTGCGTTACCCTCATCATACAGACTGTCCGGAAATGGGTGACCTTCCTTCCCCCACGCCCAATCATTATACTTTTCCGCAAATACTGTACCGATATCGACGAAATCAGGGTACCTTTGTTTGTAATACGCAAACTGTCGGTCTATCTCGGGACATTCTTCCGCCAAATATTTTAGAAGCTCTTCCCATCCCGCCCCCCCTAAGTATCGCTTCGTGAAACCTGAACCAATGAATAAGATCGGCTGACAGGCCATGTCTTGTATACAATTTTTGATATCATCACTTACATCATCTATATATTTTGCGTAATCCCTTGCCATAATTACCCCCTACGGTTTGGTAAAAACTGGTCACATCAGCTTCCATCATGGATCAACGTTGGTTTTTTTTCTCAACTTTTCTAATTATCTAGGTACATACGTCTCATCGAGCGAACTGCACACACGTGTTTTGATATGCAGGGACTGCATACTCATCCCGCCCTAACCACCCACAACTGATCCAACCTCGTCGTATAACTCCGACTCATCAAATCCCGCCGCATCGCCCACTCCGGGTCCGCCGGCACACTCCCCGTGCGCAGTGTCCCCCTGCCCCAGCGCATATTGATCTCGTCCAGCACGCTCATCACCTTCTCCGCCGCCACCGGCTGCGAAGCCGTAAACAGGTCGTCGGTAAACTCCCCAGGCTGCCGCAGATCCATCAGCAGCACCTCAGCCTTGCTGTATTTGAACCCCGGCCGAAAGAGACGGTTGACCGCTTCGGCCGCAGCCTTGGCCAGTAGGCGCACGTCGTTGGTGGGATACGGCAGCTCGACCAGTGCGCCGTTGGCGTACTTGGCCTCTTCCGGGTTGAACATGCCGGTGCGGATGCTGACGCGCATCTTTTTGCACAGCGAGTTCTGCGCGCGGAGTTTTTCGGCGGCGCGCTGGGTGTAGGTGGCCACCGCTTCCTTGATTGGCTCGATAGTGGTCAGGCGTTTGCCGAACATGCGGCTGCAGCAGATCTCCTGCTTCGGCGGGTCGGCTTCACTCAGTTCCAGGCATGGCGTGCCGGCCAGTTCGCGGGCGGTCTTTTCGATGACCACGCTGAACCGATCACGCAGGCTGCGCGGGTCGGCCTTGGCCAAGTCCATCGCCGTGTGGATGTTCATCGCTTCCAGGTGCGCTTTCATGCGCTTGCCCACGCCCCAGACTTCGGACACAGCGGTGTTGCGCAGTACCCAATCGCGCTTGAACGGGTCAGTGATATCGACCACGCCGCCGGTGACGTCCTGCAGGCGTTTGGCCGTATGGTTCGCGAGCTTGGCCAACGTCTTGGTCTGGGCGATGCCTACGCCAACCGGAATGCCGGTACCCCGATAGACCTTGCTCCGAATGTCTCGCCCGAACGCAGTCAGGTTGCCGGGTATGCCCGTGAGGTCAGCGAACGCCTCGTCAATGCTGTAGACCTCCACCGCCGGCACCATCGATTCGATGATCGACATCACCCGTTCGCTGATGTCGCCATACAGCGCGTAGTTGCTGCTGAACGCCATGATGCCGTGCTGCCGCAGCACGTCCTTGATCTGAAAATACGGCGCGCCCATTTTCACGAAAGGCTTGGCGTCGTAGCTGCGGGCGATGACGCAACCGTCGTTGTTGCTGAGCACGACGATGGGCGTTTTCGCCAGGTCCGGCCGGAACACTCGCTCGCAACTGGCGTAGAAGCTGTTGCAGTCGATCAGGGCAAATACCGGCTCAGGCGTGGCCATGATCGCGCACGCTGTACTTCACCACACCCCAGATGACCAGTTCGTCACCCTCCATGATGTGTCGCGCCGGATATTTGGGGTTTTCGGATTTGAGGATCACCACCTCATCCCGCTTGTGCAGGCGTTTGCACACAGGCTCGCAGTTGATCGAGGCCACGACGATATCGTCATGCGCGGCCTGCAGACTGCGATCCACGATCACGATGTCACCGCCGTAGATCCCCGCTCCTTGCATGCTGTCGCCTTCGATCTTCACCAGGTACACATGCGGCGCTCGTATCTCGAACAACTCATCGAGCGAGATGTGCTTCTCGATGTGGTCCGCCGCCGGCGATGGGAATCCTGCTGCTACCAGGGAAGAAAGGAGTGGGAGCTCTGCGCCCCCTGCCGACAAAGGGCCAAGGATGGTGACACTCATAATGCGAGCCTGCTGTGGGTGGTTGGGTTATCTGTATGTATATACAGTAAACTCTGCGGCCCGCAGGTGGTCAACGTGAGATGTAGGAAATTTCGACGAGTGACACTACGGGTGACATCATGTGCGGACGCTACTCGCTCTACGAACCGATGGACCATTACCTCAAAACCCTCGCGCCAGAGCAGTTGATCATCAACGGCTATGACGAGTGGCCCATCGAGCGCTACAACATCGCTCCCACCACCCGTGTCGAAATCATCCGCCCGGCGGGTGAAGGACTGAGCGTCGACAAGGTGCGCTGGGGCTGGTCACCGTTCTGGGCCAAGGGCAAACGCCCGGACCCGATCAATGCGCGGGTTGAAACGGTCATGACCGGCAAGTTCTTCAAGGAGCTGTGGCCCAACGGTCGAGCGCTGGCACCGGCCAGTGGCTGGTTCGAGTGGGTGAAAGATCCCGTCGATCCGAAGAAGAAACAGCCCTACTTCATCCGACTCAAGAGCCAGGAACCGATGTTCTTCGCCGCCCTCGCCCAGGTGCATCCGGGGCTGGAGCCGCATGAGGGCGATGGGTTTGTGATCATCACGGCGGCCAGTGATTCAGGGATGGTGGATATCCATGATCGGCGGCCGGTGGTGTTGTCGCCGGAGGCCGCGCGGGAATGGGTCGAGCCGGGGTTGTCGTCCGGCCGTGCCGAGGTGATTGCGCGGGAAGCTTGCCGGCCGGTAGAGGATTTTGAGTGGTATCGGGTGGGTAAGGCGGTGGGGAATGTGGGGAATCAGGGGGCGGGGTTGATTGAGTCGCTGGAAAAGCGACCTCAATGAATGCTGGATGTATTCATGTAATGTCGGAAAACTGCGAAGCATGATTTTCCAGTCTAATTAAAGCGCGCATGCGCCTGCAGCCTATTGAGCGAACGTACCCTCCACGATCAATTCGAAATATGCGGCCCTAAAAGTTATGAAACTGATATGACCGCAGAATAATCTTTAGCTGCACCTACACTAAATCGCTATAGCAAACTCACACCTGCTAAATTTATTCTTAGCAAAATAGTTTTATTTTGATAAAGCTCGTATATTAGCTCCTTACCCCGCTTGACCTCAACAACTTCCGCATCAGGAAAGGCATATTTTACTTGCTCAAGCATAGCCGACTGCTGATGACTCGCCCCCCCTTTAGCAGGTACATCTGGATCTTTAAAAAAATAAAGTATCCCAGTAATTTTTTGAGTCTTGTCCGAGTAGTGATATGAAACACCCTTAAACACAGAATTATCTTTTATATTGATATTGAACCAATAATTCTCATCTTCATCCTTAGCGTTCGGATACTTTCTCTTAAGGCTATCGACAGTATCTCCTAATTTCAAATCTCGTAGACCTTTAGGATAACGGTCGTTAATTCTAAACGTGCCTTCCGCTGTCATAATCTTGTTCAATCTTGACAACTCTGCCGCTAGGGACTCGGCAACTTCTACCCGTTCTTTAAGACCTTTCTCACTCAGCTGGTATTCCTCGATTCGGTTGTCTTGGACCTTCGTCCAGATAGGCAAGATCACTGTCGTACTAAATGCTAGTGTCGCCGCTGCGGTTAAAGCCGCAACGATTACCGGATGATCCTTCCAACCCATTACACCCCTCCCTGCGTAGTGAAAAATAGCGAGTATACTCAAAAACAATTACTTATACTTTACAAAGTTTCGAGTTTCGCTTGGCTTAATGCTATCTGTCATTCATTGAGTAAAATTCAGGACGCAGACTTCGAGCCAATAGTTAACTGCATTTATTCTCCCCTGAATCACCCCCAACTCATTCTCCACCCAAACCTCCGTAGCCTCCTTGATCGACCCGAACCCACCCGCATTCTGCGGGACGATCCCCATCAGCTGCGGCGGTATCCTCAGGCTGGCCAGCACATCATCCCGTGTCTGATTCTTGATCGAGTTGAATTCGTCCTTAGCCGCCACCTCACTCACCGGTATCAGCTGCAAACCATCCTTCTTCCCATTAGGCGAGTACACAAACAGATTCCGGAAGTTACCCGGCCCCTTGGCATTCTTGAGCGCGTGACGCAGTGCGTCGATATCGGCCTCACTCTGCGCAGGGTCCGTCAGGTAAAGAATGAACCCCGCATGGCTACCGTTCTCGTAATACTTGCGGCGGAATAGCGTCGAGGCCTCATTGAGCAACGCCGATTGCAGCGCGCAGATCCACTCAGGTACGCCGTACACCTCCTGATGCAGGTCAGCCTCTCGCAGATGGAAAATCGTCCCAGGCTCGAACTCGTGCACCTGTTTCCAGCCCTGGGTCATGAAGTACCGGCCGTCCCGCCCTACCCGCATGTACTTCGCCAAAGGCGGTACCAGCTCCAGCGGTTTGCCCAACCTTGACCGGCGCACTTCCAGGTAGGCGTTGCCCAAGCAAAGGTAGTCCAACGCGAACTGCTCAAACGCGGCGCGGGACAGCAGCGGGTGCGGGGTGAAGTACTTGCTCAGCATGTTGCGCTTGAACATCAACCCCGAATTCAGGTGCACGCTGGAGCGGATCGAGCGCGCCAGGCCGTCGAGGGACAGCGGCGGTTCGTACCAACGCCCGTTAAACCAGGACTCCAGGTAGTCGAACATCTCATGCCCGCCCAAAACCGGGGCCGGTTCGCCGAAGGTGAAAACCTCAACTTTTCCAGCATGAGGGGCAGCGGTCTGGATTGCAGTGTCCATCAGTAAATCTCCATCCGCCCGGTGTTGGCAGCGGTCTGCCCTTCCAGCGGTTCGTTGTGCAGTGCGTGAAATAGTGCCCACGCCAGGTCGGCATGGCCGGTGTTGTCGTTGCGTCCAGCGGTGTAGGTGAATTGCCGACCGCTGGCCGTCACGGTCTTGCGGATCGCCATCAGGGACTGGGCCATGTCTGTCCAGCCAGCATCGAACTCCAGGCGGCCGGTGTGGATCACGTCGTAGGCCTTGAGCACCAAGCGGGTTTTGACCTCGGGGGAGTAGCTGAACGTCGTCACGTTCGGGAAGAACTGGCGCACCAGCTGGGCCACGCCGCTGCCCAGGCCGGTTATATCAATGCCGATGTAAGTCACCCAGTAGCGGTCGCACACGGCTTTGATCGCCGCTGCCTGGGCGGCGAAGTCCATCCCTCGGAATTGGTGTCGCTCCAGAATGCGAAACTTGCCGCCGGGTACAGCAGGCGGCGCGACGACCACCAGCCCGGAACAATCGCCGGTTTCGGCAGGGTCATAACCGACCCAAACCTGCCGGTCACCAAACGGCCGCATCGCGAACGGCTTGTAGTCCTCGGCCCACTCCACCCAGCTGTCGACCATGCACGGCTGGAGCATGGCCAGCGGGAAGATGCTTGCACCGTCGTCGACGAACTCACACATCAGCAGGTTGGCGAAAGCTTCCGGGCTGTACTCGCGCCGTAGTTCCTCGACATCGAACAGGTCACAACCGCCCCGCTCCGCGTCGAGAATGGTGACGATCTGTCGCCATAACCGGTCCTCACAGAACCGGCCCTGTTGCAGCGCGTTATGGGAGACGTCCACTTTCGTGTGTTGCGCGGTTGGCTTGCCTTTGTTGAAGCGCTCGCCGGTCCAGAATGTGTACGCCTCATGCGCCATGCTGGAAGGCGTCGAGAAGTAGGTTTTGCGCCACTTCTTGTGCATCGCCATGCCTGAGGCGACCTTGTTCAATTCCTCAAACTTGAAAGTCCAGAAAAACTCGTCGAAGTAAAAATTGCCGTGATACCCCTGAGCGGTACGGGCATTGGTGCCCAGGAAATACAGCTCGGCACCATTGGGTAGAACGATAGGGTCGCCGGTCAATTCGACTCCGATCACCTCACGCGTGAACGCCTGGATGTAACCCCGGAACAGGTAGGCCTGATTTTTCGAAGCAGACAGGAAAATCTGATTGCGCCCGGTCACCAGCGCGTCGATGAACGCCTCCCGTGCAAAATAATAGGTGGCCCCAATCTGGCGGCTTTTGAGGATTACCCGCGTGCGTTGGCCACCCGCTCGATACCAATCTTTCTGATAATCGAAACAGCCATCGAGAAAGGCCGAAGTCAGTTGCTCGACCTGTTCCTCGCTGATGTCGTTCTTCGGCGATTTTTTCTTGGGCGCTTCGTTGCGTTTCGCCAGATTAGGGTTCAGATCGGTTTCGGTTCCGCCGCCCTGATAGCGCTGAATTCGCGCCTGGCGCTCCAACTGGCGATGGAGCAGATCGATCTCTTTGAAATCGCCGGCGCTCTTGGCGTCTTTGAGGATCAGCTGCACCAGCCGAGCTTCCAGCGCGCCGCCGATACGCTCGACACTGTCTGCACGGTCCCACGCGTCCCGCGCCTTCCAGCTGTGTAGCGTTTTATCCTTCTGGCCGGTAGCCTCGGCAATCTCGCAAACGCGCCACCCCATCCAGTACAGGAATTTGGCCTGGCGGCGCGGGTCGAGGGGGAGCCTTTCGATCTGTGTCATGGCGGCGATGCTGCCCACCCCAGAGGCGTCCCAGTAGCGCCCCCCGTTGTACCCCCGCCCTCTACAAATCCACGCCGTTGCCGCAACCGGCGAGCATCACGACCATGCCTCTCATTCCAGTGAGGAACCCAGGCATGAAGAAATTCCGCAGCAAATTTTTCCGCGTAGCTGTTGAGGGCATGACCACAGATGGTCGCAAGATCGAGCGGTCGTGGATCGAGCAGATGGCCGCGTCCTATGACCGCGCCAAGTACGGCGCGCGGATCTGGATGGAACACATTCGCGGGATGACCGACGACAGCATCTTTCGCGCCTATGGCGACGTAGTCGCCACGCGGTCGGAAGAGGTCGTGATCGATGGGGAAAAACGCCTGGCCCTGTTCGCGCAGATCGAGCCGACCGACGATCTGGTCAACATGAACAAGCGCAAGCAGAAGATCTTCACCAGCATCGAGGTCGCCGAGAAATTTGCCGGCACTGGCCAAGCGTACCTGGTCGGGCTGGCCGTCACCGACACCCCGGCCAGTCTGGGCACTGAAGCCTTGCAGTTCGCCGCCCAGCTCCCAAGCAACCCATTGGCCTCACGCAAGCAGGCGGTGGACAACCTGTTCACCGCCGCGCTGGAAACCGAGCTGGAGTTTGAAGAGTACGAGGACAAACCCGGCATCGGTGTGCAGCTGTTCACCAAGGTGCAGGCTCTGCTCAAAGGCAAGCAGGCCAGAGACGACAGCGAACTGGGCGCAGTCAGTGAAGCCGTCGAGGCTATCGCCCTGCACAGCAAACACATGGCTGACGACATTGCAGCCCAGCAGCAGTGCACTGCCGACCTGCGCGGTGCCCTTCAGCAACTGACCGCCGATTTCATCGCCCTCAAGACCGAACTCAGCTGCACGCCTGATCCCTCACAAGCCACGCGTCCCCATGCGACCGGCAGCAGCCAGCATGCGCTGACCCAATTCTGATTCCGCCCGGAGCCCTACATGCGCAACGACACCCGAAAACAGTTCAGCAGCTACCTGGGCCAGGTCGCCAAGCTCAACGGCGTCGAGACGGCCACGGCCACCTTCAACGTCGACCCGACTATCCAGCAGCGCCTGGAAACCAAGATTCAGGAATCGAGCGAATTCCTCGGCAAGATCAATATCATCGGCGTCGACGAACAGGAAGGTGAAAAGATCGGCCTGGGTGTGGGAGGCACAGTGGCAAGCCGCACCGATACCACTCAAAATCCGCGCAAGCCACAAGGCATTGGCACCCTGTCCTCGGACAAATACAAGACCGAGAAAACCGACTTCGATACCTTCATCAAGTACAAGCAGCTCGACACCTGGGCCAAATTTCCAGACTTCCAGGTTCGTCTGTCCGCCGCCATCGCGCACCGCCAGGCGCTAGACCGTATTCAGGTCGGTTTCTACGGTACCCAAGCTGCCGTGCAAACCGATCGTGCCGCCAACCCTCTCCTGCAGGATGTGAACATCGGCTGGTTGCAGCAATACCGCACCCATGCGTCGGATCGGGTAATGAGCGAGGGCAAAAAACCTGGGCAGATCAGCATCGGCAAAGACGGTGATTTCAAAAATATCGATGCTTTGGTTTACGACGCTATCCAGCTGCTCGACCCATGGTTCCGCCGCCACCCAGGCCTGATCGTTCTGACCGGGCGCGAGCTGGTACACGACAAGTTTCTGGCCTTGGTGAACAAGGAACAGGAGTCCACCGAGGTGCTGGCCAGCGACCTGATCATCGCCCAACGTCGCATAGGCGGGTTGCCGCTTTACGAAGTGCCGTACATCCCTGAAGGGGCAATGCTCATCACCCCTTTCAGCAACCTCTCGATCTACTGGCAGATCGGCGCGCGTCGCCGCTACCTCAAGGAGGAACCGGAGTGGGATCGCATAAGCAATTTCGAGTCCTCCAACGAAGCCTACGTGGTCGAGGAATACGGCATGGGCTGCCTGCTGGAAAACATCAAGGCCGCCGAAGCGCCACCCGAGCAGGAGTGACCATGGCTCTCAGTCTGGCCCAGGCTCATCAACGCCGTGTCCGCGCTGCGCTGGAAGCGGCGAAAACCGCATCGCCACATTCGATGGCCGGTGCGACCGCCTACGAACATCAACTCAGCCAATTGCTCCAGGATCGGCTGCGCCTCAAGCAGGTGCAGTCCAACCAGGGCAAGGCCGAACTCAAACGGCAGTTATTGCCCGGATACGTCCCTTACGTACAAGGCGTCCTGACGTCCGGCCAAGGGGCTCAGGACGAGGTGCTGACGACCGTCATGGTCTGGCGCATCGATGCAGGTGATTACAGCGGCGCACTGGACATCGCCGAGTATGTACTTGCCCACCAGCTGCTTATGCCCGACCGATTCGAGCGAACCACCGGCTGCCTGGTAGCCGAAGAAATCGCGATTGCCGCGCTCAAAGCGCAGAAGACCGGCGAGCCTTTCGACCGCGCAGTTCTGGAGCGTACCGCAGACCTAACCGAACAGCAGGACATGCCGGACGAAGCCCGCGCCAAGCTGTTTCTGGCCTTGGGCCGGGCGACCCTGGCAGGCATAGATAACGACAACCCAGGCACGCGAAGCCAGTTGCAGGTCGGCATCAGCCTGCTCAAGCGGGCAATTGATCTCCACAGCAGCTGCGGCGGCAAGAAGGATTTGGAGAGCGCCGAACGCCTCCTGAAAAAACACGCTGCCTCTGGTAGCTGAAAGAGCGTCCCCACGCACCCCGCCGGCTCGGGGCGAGCGTTCAACGACATGCTGAGCGCCGCGCCCCGACCACCGGCGACTACCGAGGGCACACCATGAGCGGATTCATCGCCAGCGGACCAATCCAACACGGCCAACTCGACACCGGCCCTTTCTGGCCGCGCATTGACCTGGAGACGCTACGAGCGGCGCAGCGCATTGACGCCAGCGTGAGCCAGGCTCGCCTCGAAACCGCCGTTGTAGCAGCAGCCATCAGCATCAATCGCGAATTGGCTGCGTGGCGGATGGCCCGCGAATCCGAAGGCTATCCGACCTTGGACGCAGTGCCGGGACCGCAGGTGAACGACACATCAGAGCGCACTCATTTGTACCTGCGCGCGGTGTATGCCGCGACGGCCGCCGAAGTGTGCGAGCGCTACCGCAGCTACGACAGCACCAACAGCGGCCAGCACAACGCGCAGGAACTGGGGCTCAGCATCGATGAGTACCGCCGCGACCAGCGCTGGGCGATTCGTGACTTTCTCGACCGAGCCCGCAGCACTGTGGAGTTGATCTGATGACCATCGTCCGAGCCCAGCAGCACGAAACGGTCGACGCCATCTGCTGGCGCCATTACGGGCGTACCGCAGGGGTCACCGAATCCGTATTGCAGGCCAATCCCGGCCTGGCCGATCTAGGCCCGATTCTGCCTCAAGGGACAGCTGTGTTCATGCCTGAGGTCCAGCCCAGTGCGCCGGCACGACAGATGGTGAATCTATGGGACTAACCACCGACTCGGCAGGAGCACCCCGCCATGGCTGACCCTACATCAAGCACCGTCACCGGCTTGCTCCTTGGGCTTGGCCTGGCGAATGCCGGACCGATTGTCGATGACGACGCTCTGTTCGGCGCAGTACTAGGGGCATGGCTGGTTACCAGCACCAAGCAGAATCTCAAGCCCTGGCAAAGGATCGGCTCGCTTCTGTTGTCATCCGGCGTGGGGTATCTCTTTGCACCGACCGCATCTTACCTCGCCCCCATACTGACCAGCGGCGGCGCGGCCTTCGCCTGCGCCCTGATTGTCATACCGATCAGCATCAAATCCATGATGTGGATCGAGCGCACCGACCTGATCGAGATCCTTCGCCGACTCAGGGGAGGACGCTGAAATGCCGACGCTCACTTGGTTGGTGCTTCTAGTGACCGCTGCCGCCTACCTGCTCGCCGCGTTGCGCCTGGCCTGCTATTGCCGGGGCCAGGCAAAGTACCGTCGGGGCATATCACTGCTCGCGAGCCTGACAGGTGCGGCACTGAGCCTGTGCGGTATTGAGATCCTGCTCTACCGCACGCCGGTTAGCCTGTGGCACGCGGTATCCACCGTACTGATCTGCCTACTGATCTTTCGATCCAGGGGAAATGTCGCGGCGCTCATGAGGTCGGGAAGATGACCGTTACCCTGCGCTTTGGTGATCGATCCCAAGCAGTACGCGACCTGCAGAAACGGCTAAATACCTGGGGCGCGTCGCTGGCGATTGATTCTGTTTTTGGCGACACCACTGAGGCTGCGGTGCGAAGCTATCAGCTCAGCGTGGGCTTGGTCGCAGATGGAATTGCCGGCCCCAGGACGTTGGCGAGTCTCACCGGCGCTGACTGCTCAAAGCTGCTCAAGCATGCCGACCTGCGCACAGCTGCAACACGCCTGGGTCTGCCTTTGGCGACGGTCTACGCCGTCAATCAGGTTGAGTCGCAAGGCCAGGGGTTTCTGGACAACGGTAAGCCGGTCATCCTCTTCGAGCGACACGTTATGTATCGCAGGCTCATGACGCCGCACAGCACGGAGGACGATCCGGCCGAACTTGAACGCCAGGCCAACCAGTTGGCGAAGCTGCACCCCACATTGGTGAATCCAAAGCCCGGTGGGTACGCGGGCGGCGCTGCCGAGCATCAGCGACTGCGCAGTGCGCGCCTGATCGACGACGTGGCCGCGCTGGAGTCCGCATCCTGGGGCGCTTTTCAGATAATGGGCTATCACTGGCAACGGTTGGGATATGCAACGGTGCACGGCTTCGTCGAAGCCATGAGTACGAGTGAATCGGAGCAGTTCGCCGCGTTCGTCACCTTCATCGAGACAGACCCCGCCTTGCACAAAGCTTTGAAGGCTCGCAAGTGGGCCGACTTCGCCCGAAATTACAACGGGCCGGCCTACGCCCGAAACCTTTACGACATCAAACTCAAACAGGCCTACGCCACCCACAGCGAATGCCTTTGCGATGAGCTGGCCGGCGCATGATCACCCTCGTAGCGCTGCGCAAGGCTCTATGGATAGCCGCTTTCATTGCGGCAGCGGCGTTGTTCATCTGGTCGCAACAAAAGCGGATCGCGCTGTCCGAATCCCGCAGGCAGCTGGCCGTCCAACAGGCGAACGCAGCGCAACAGGAAGCGAGTCGTTATCGCGAGGCCATCCAGACTCTGGGGAGCACGCTGGACCAGGAACGCCTGGCTCAAACGAAGCTGCGCAACACCTCCGACCAGCTCCGCTCCAGCCTCGCGGATCGACAGCGGCAAATCGAGGATCTGAAACGTGAAAACCGAGCATTGCAGAACTGGGCTGTTCAGCCTTTGCCTGATCTGGCTCGCAGGCTGCGAGAGCGCCCCGCCCTTACCGGCGCCGACGCTTATCGTCAGTGGCTGTCCAGCCGTAACCCCTTGCCAGCTACCGGCAACACGCCCGAGCAGTAACGGCATGCTGCTCGACGACCAAGACATCATCGAAAGCGCTTGGGCCGAATGTGCCGCCCAGGTTGATATGGTCTATCAAGCACAGCAGGCCCAACGTGAATAAGCCCGACAGCCTGCGTGCCTACCTGCTTGAGCAGGTGCCCGATCTCAAGCACGACCCGGATCGGCTGCTGATCTTCATCGACAACGGCAAAGTGCGCTGTACGGCAGCAGCGTCCCTGTCGTTTGAATATGGCTACCAGTTGCAGATCATCCTCACCGACTTCGCCGGCCATCCGGATACGATCATGCTGCCGCTGCTGCGCTGGGTGCGGGTTCATCAATCTGAACTGCTGGTCAACCTGGACAAGTCCGCTGAAGGCATCACCTTCGAGGTAGACATCATTGATCACAGCAAAGTGGACATGAGCATCACCTTGCCGCTGACCGAGCGTGTGGTGGTCAAGCAGCTGGCCGACGACAGCTTTCAGATCAGCCGCCCACCGGAACCGCAGTACAACGCCTACGATGAGGCGTTCGGCAGGACCTCATCGTGACCGATTCACTCACCGCCCTGGAAGAATGGGCTGCGCCGCTGCTGCGGCAGATGGAGCCTGGGGCACGGGCGAAGCTGGCAAAGGACTTGGCCAAGCGACTGCGCCGCAGTCAGCAGCAGCGCATCACCCGGCAGCTCAATGTCGACGGGACGCCCTACGCGCCCCGCAAACCTCGGGGGCTTCGCGGCAAGGTCGGACGTATGAGACGTAAGGCGGCCATGTTCACCCGGTTGAAGTCGCCTCGGTTTCTGAAGGCGAAGGGGGACGGAGAGCAGATCAGCGTGGGTTTCACAGGAAGGATCGCTCGCATAGCACGAGTGCATCAGTACGGGTTGAAAGACCGGGCTGAGCCTGGGGCCAAAGCGGTGAAATATGCACGGCGTGAACAACTAGGCCTGAACTCAGACGAACGGCAGATGATTCAAGACCTGCTACTCAGCCATCTGCGGCCTGATTAGTCACCGCTCCGGCGAGCCTTGCGCGTGTGTTCTCCGGCAATTGCCGCACGAGGCTTTGATATGCGCATATCTATGCGTATACTAATTAGTGACTTGTTTACACTGTATACACCTGTCGGCCCAGGAGGCTACAATGGCATCGCCTGTTTTGTCATTCCGCGCAGAAGAAGGCTTGGTCGAAATGCTCGATCAGCTTGCCCTCGCGACGGATCGGGATCGTCAGTACCATTTGAAGCGTGCTCTGTCTCGCTACGTCGAAGCAGAGTCTTGGCACGTCAAAGCCGTTGAAGAAGGCCTTGCCGACATCGACGCAGGGAAGACGATCGATCTGGAAACCGTTAAAGCCAAGTGGGTAGCACGTGCTGCGAATCGAGTTAAGTGAGAAGGCAGATAGTGATCTGGAGGCAATCCATGAGCACTACGCCGGCCTGATGGGCTATGAACGGGCTGATGCGGCCATCGGTGCAATCCTCGAATCGATTGAACAGCTGGCAACGTTTACGGGTATGGGCCGCCCTTCACAGACACCAGACGTGCGCGAGTTGGTGTTGACCCGATACCCGTTTGTTGTGAGCTATGTGGTTCGTGCCCAAATAGTGTTCATCGTTCGCATTCTTCACGAGCGAAACGAACGCCTGACAACTCCTCGAATTCCTGACCCTTCCTGAGCGTCCTGTATCCCCTCCCAATACAGTCCGCATTAGCTGCACTAACGCCCATGTCGCCTCACCATTGGCGACATGAACGACATCGCTACCCTCTCCCGTCTGATCGAAAACCTCATCCGTTTCGGCACCATTGCCGATGTGCAGATGAGCCCGCCACGCGTGCGCGTCAAATCCGGATCGCTGACAACCGGCTGGCTCCCCTGGCTTGCTTTCCGGGCGGGTAATGACGTCGAGTGGGACCCGCCTTCGGTCGATGAACAGGTTGTTCTTCTGAGCCCATCCGGCCAGGTGAGCAATGGGCTGGTGATCACTGGCATTTACAGCGATGCCATACCTGCGAATGGCGATCACGAGACGCTGCACCGCCGCACCTATCGAGATGGCGCAGTCATCGAGTACGACAGTTCCACCCACCAATTGAGAGCCCAGCTGCCCGAAGGCGGCACAACCGAGCTGATCAGCGACGGCGGCATCCGCTTGGTTGGACCTGTCACCCACGAAGGCGACTACATCCAGCAGGGAAACTTCACTCAGACCGGCGACCAGGTCATCACAGGGAAAGTCCAGGCTTCCGCCGATGTCCTGGCAGCCGGCATCAGCCTGGTAAAGCACACCCACGTCGGAAACCTCGGCGCACCAACGAGTCCGCCGTCATGAACAGAGTCACAGGCGGCGCGCTGACTCGGCGCGAACACATTGCCCAATCGATCACCGACATCCTCACCACCCGGATCGGAACCCGCGTCATGCGCCGCGATTACGGCAGCCTGCTGCCTGACCTGATCGACGCCCCCTTCAATGACCTGACGCGCCTTCGCATCTATGCAGCCACCACCCTGGCAGTGCTGCGCTGGGAGCCACGCGTGCGGCTCAGCCAGGTGAACCTGGTGGGTGCAGATCTACAAGGTGCGTCAGTGCTCAATCTGTACGGCGAGGTGATCGATAGCTACGAACCCTTGAACCTGAGTATTCCGCTGCAACTGGGAGGCAGCGTATGAGCACCTTCGCGCCCATCGATCTGGGCCAGTTGCCCGCGCCGCAGGTGGTCGAGCAACTGGATTATGAGCAGATCCTGTCACAGCGTAAGGCCTACGCCATCAGCCTGTGGCCGGTAGATGAACAGGCGGAAATCCGGGCGCGGCTGGACCTGGAATCCGAACCGTTGAGCAAGCTGCTCCAGGAGAATGCCTATCGCGAGTTGGTCTGGCGGCAGCGAGTGAATGAAGCGGCGCTTGCGAATCTGCTATCCAGCGCGAAGCGCAGTGACCTGGAACAACTGGCAGCCAACTTCAACGTAAAACGCTTGATCATCAAGGAGGCCAATCCCACAGCCTCGCCACCTCAGCAGCGCATCATGGAAGGCGACGACAGTTTGCGGGAGCGAGCGCAGATGGCTTGGGAGGGGCTGAGCACGGCAGGTCCGCGCAACAGCTACATCTTTCACGCCAGGGCTGCCGATGGGAGGGTGGCCGATGCCACAGCAGAAAGTCCATCACCGGCAAGCGTAGTTGTCACTATCCAAGGGGCTCAAGGGGAAGGAGCCGCCGAGCCCGATCTGCTGCATTCCGTCAGCGCGTATCTAAACCATGAAAACCGCCGCCCCGTAGCAGATCGGCTGACGATCCAGTCGGCGGAAGTGATCCGTTATAAGATTCACGCTCAAATTTTTTTGACCAGCGATGGGCCTGAATCAGAGCCCATCCTCGCTGTCGCTAAAGCGCGATTGCTGGCCCTCGTCAACCGCCGCCGACGCCTAGGGATGGAAGTTACCTCCTCGATCCTGCACTCGGCACTGCATGTGGAGGGCGTACGCAAAGTCGTACTGGTTGATTGGCAAGATGTTCGAGCCAGCGCCTACCAAGCGCCCTATTGCACCTCGGTCGTACTGCTCAGGAGTACCGACTGATGAGACTTCGATCTCTCCTTCTTCCCGGAAATACAACCGGGCTTGAGCGTAGAGCAGCACAGGCCACTACCCAAATAGAACGCGTTCCAGTGCCGCTTCGGCAACTGATGAATCCAGAAACCTGCCCCGAAGAGCTGCTCCCCTATCTGGCCTGGGCTTTTTCGGTTGACCGGTGGGACAGCCGATGGTCGCCGGCAAGCAAACGAGCCGCAATCAAAGCGTCGCATTACATTCATGCGCACAAAGGGACCATTGGTGCGCTGCGCCGAGTCGTCGAGCCGCTTGGTTATCTAATCGACGTAGTGGAGTGGTGGGAAAAGAACCCACCAGGGGCCCCCGGCACATTTGAGCTGAGTGTGGGTATCCTGGAAACAGGCATCACTGACGGGATGTACATTGAGTTGTCATCATTGATCGACGATGCAAAACCGCTGTCCAGGCATTTGATTGGCTTGGCCATCCACCTCGCTGTATCAGGAAATCCTAGCGTGTCGGCAAACCTGTATGACGGCGATGAAATGGACGTCTACCCGCCCGCACAGCGCGACATCGATGTCGGCGGACTTATTGGCCGCGGTGGCCGAGAACACAGTATCGACACGATGGATGTCTTTTCATGATTGACCAGGCTTCGCAATTTTTTGCCGTTCTTACAGATATCGGTGTGGCAAAACAAGCCAAAGCCGACGCACTCGGTATCCCTTGGAAGATCACGCAGATGGCAGTCGGCGACGCTAATGGTACGGACCCATTACCGGATGTCACTCAGCTGACCCTCATTCATGAACAACGGCGAGCACCGCTTAATCAGCTCAAGGTCGACCCTAACAACAGAGCGATGATCATTGCAGAACAGGTGATTCCAGCCGAGGTCGGTGGGTGGTGGATACGTGAGATCGGCTTGCTTGATGAGGACGATGATCTGGTGGCAATCGCGAACTGCGCGCCATCATTTAAACCCCTGCTCGCGCAAGGTTCTGGCCGGACCCAAGTTGTGCGCATAAACCTTGTCGTCACCAACACTAGCAATGTCGTTCTGAAGATTGATCCAAGCGTGGTATTAGCGACCCGAAGATACGTCGACGAAAAAATAGTCGAGGAAATGCTCAGCAGCGCAGCGACCGAGCAATTACCTGGAACTGCGAAGATCGCCTCCTTAAAGCAGGTCGAAGAAGGGGCTGATGACACGGCAATAGTCACGCCAAAAAAACTTCGGATGGGCTTTCGAATCAGCTTGGGTGCCAATGGATTCATTGCCTTCCCTACGTGGCTGGGTGGGCTGATTATCCAGTGGGTGACCGGCACAGCCAGCGCCCAACCACACGATAACTTTCGCATCGGAGAATTGAATACATGGCCGCTTTCATATCCTAACGCGGTGTATATCGCGGTAGCGACACATCAAGGAAACGCACCTGGTACATACCTGACCTGGACGGATCACCCTCAAGTCCCCATACGCACGGGGATTCTGGTCGGAAGTCCAGGTTGGACGACCGGACTCATTGCGGCCCGAATCATCTCGATAGGAAGCTGATGTATGTATCTGTATTCACCCTCCACCTATGGCTTCTACTTGCAGGAACTGCATGGGGCTCAGGTGCCTGCGGACGCGATCAAGCTCACGGATGCGCAATATTCCCAGTTGGTTACCAATCCTGCGCCCAATACCATGTTGCGCTTCAATGTCGGCGGCTTGCCTGAGCGGGTGCCGATTCCTGATGCAACCGAGCATTCACGGGAGCGAGCATGGCGTGACATTGAGCTGCAGCGCACTCAGTGGCTTGTTGATCGGCATCGAGATGAGCAGGAAAGCGAAGGAAGCCAAGTAACGCTGAGTGAAGAGAGGTTTCGAAAGCTGCAGGCCTACAGACAAGCACTTCGAGAGTGGCCGGACCACAAAGAATTTCCCGGTGCGGCGTCACGCCCTGCCCGTCCGTTCTGGATGACTGAGCTGATTGAAGAGCAAAAATCCCAACGCCGCTGAACCAATAAGGTAGCTGCCGTAAGCGATGAAGCGCTGCTGCGCATTTCCGATTGCAGGTTGAGCTAGCGATGTTATGCAAGCACATCCTCGCGTCGGCCGACAGCCAAACATCACAGGCCCGCCCAGATGCATGAAATCCGCTGCGGCCACTGCGACCGCAAACTCGCCGCCGCAAGCGGCTTCACCGAACTGCAAATCAAATGTCCGCGCTGCCGGACGCTTAATCACTTGAAGGCCCCGAGCCTCCCGCCAGAACGCCGTGAGCATCTGCACTTGAGTACACCGCAGTGTCACAGCCAACCATCGGCAGCCTGTTCGCAGGCATAGGAGGTTTTGATGTCGGATTCGAAAACGCCGGTTACCGCACCGCCTGGCAAGTCGAACTCAACCCGATCAACCGGGCTGTCCTTGCCGATCGATTTCCCCACGCCAAGCAACTTGAAGACGTGCGCCGTTGCGGCGCCCACAACCTGGAACCTGTCGACGTGCTCACTGCCGGATTCCCCTGCCAGGACATCAGTCAAGCCGGCGCCGGCCGACGTGACAAGCAGAGCCGAGGGCTACGCGGAGAACGAAGCGGCTTGTTCTGGGAAGTCATACGTATCCTCAAAGAGATTCAACCTCGCTGGGTGGTCCTTGAGAACGTCGTTAACCTGCTCGCTATCAACGACAGCCAAGACTTTGAGACAGTCGTCCGGGCCCTTGCGGACTGCGGGTATGTGGGATTTTGGCGAGTGCTTAATGCTCAATATTTCGGAGTCCCCCAGCAGCGTCGTCGCCTATTCCTGGTCGCAGGTCATCACCGAATGCCCCCCATGGAGCTGCTGGTTGACGCCGCGCCAGTGGACGCAATATCTCCAGCGTCTGGCTCGATCCAATGGCCATTGCCGGCGGATAGCTGGGCTGCCAACACTCTACTGGCAGACAACACCCCAGGGCGCATCACTCTGGGCAGTACCACTTTCGTCGCTTACCCGGACCGATGGCCTCAGATGGTTGAGCGGCAGCGAGCGTCTGAGGATGATGGGATTTGCCTCGGACTGGATGAGGCCAACGTTGCAGAAGCTTTCGCTGCCGGAAATGCCGTTGTGCCGCAAATCGCGGAGTGGATCGGCCGGAAGCTGATTCGCACGGATCGTCAGCCTTTAGCAACCGCCTGTGACCCCCTGCTTGTAGTCACTGAATCTACACCCGGTGCTGCTCGCCCATCACGTTAAGCAGCGGCAACCTGCGCTGTGTCTATTCAGTGAGCAGGCGAACCATGGCCGACTACCTCCACGGCGTACGTGTCATCGAAATCAACGAGGGCTCGCGGCCGATCCGTACTGTTTCAACCGCCGTCATCGGGCTGGTGTGCACCGCCGATGACGCCGACCCTGTGACCTTCCCGGCGGACACCCCTGTTCTGCTCACCAATGTGCAAACCGCGATCGGCAAGGCCGGTACAAAAGGGACGTTAGCCACCAGCCTTCAGGCCATTGCCGATCAAACCAAGCCGATGACGGTCGTCGTACGGGTGATGGAAGGCGCGGATGAGGCGGCCACGACCAGCGCACTCATCGGCGGCACCTCGTCGACAGGTCAGTACACCGGGATTAAGGCGCTGCTGGCAGCAAAGGCCCGGCTCGGTGTAGTGCCGCGCATCCTTGGCGTGCCAGGCCTGGACAGCCAACCGGTGGCGGCCGCGCTGGTATCCGTTGCCGAACAGCTACGCGCTTTCGCTTACGTCAGTGCCTGGGAATGTCAGACCAAGGAGGAGGCGGTAGCGTATCGCGATAACTTCGGAGCTCGGGAAGCGATGGTGATCTGGCCGCAATTCCAGCACTGGAACACCGCGACCAGCAGCACGGCCGATACGCCCGCCGTGGCCAGAGCATTAGGCTTGCGCGCCAAGATCGATCAGGAGATTGGTTGGCATAAAACCCTTTCCAACGTGCCGGTGAACGGTGTAACCGGCATCAGCGCCGACGTGTTCTGGGATCTACAGAACCCAGCGACGGACGCCAATTACCTCAACAGCAACGAAGTCACCACACTGATCAACGAGGGCGGCTTTCGCTTTTGGGGCAGCCGCACCTGTAGTCAAGACCCGCTGTTTGCCTTCGAGAATTACACCCGAACCGCCCAGGTGCTGGCCGACACCATGGCCGAGGCGCACATGTGGGCGGTCGACAAGCCCATGCATCCATCCCTGGTGCGCGACATCATCGAAGGGATCAACGCCAAATTCCGGGAGCTGCGAGCTCAGGGCTACATCATCGACGGCCAATGCTGGTATCCGGACGAGATCAACGACAAGGACACCCTCAAGGCCGGCAAGCTGTATCTGGACTACGACTACACGCCCGTCCCGCCGCTGGAGGACCTGACGTTGCGCCAGCGCATCACCGACCGCTACCTGGTGGACTTCGCCAGCCGCATCAACAGCTAACCGGAGCGCCTGACTATGGCTCTGCCACGCAAACTCAAGAACATGAATCTGTTCAACGACGGCAACAGCTACTTGGGCATTGCCAAGAGCGTCACCCTGCCCTCACTCGGTCGCAAGATGGAAAGCTATCGCGGCGGCGGCATGAACGGCCCGGTAAAAGCCGACCTCGGTTTCTCGGATGACGGCATCCAGCTGGAATGGAAAACCGGCGGGCTGGACCTGATCTCTCTGCGCCAATTCGGCGCGATCAAAGCGGCGGGCGTTCCGCTGCGCTTCACAGGCTTTTACCAGCAGGACGACACAGGCGAAGACAGCCAAGTCGAGCTGGTGGTGCGTGGCCGACATGAAACCATCGAGATGGGCGACGCGCAGCCAGGCGAGGACACCGAGCACGCCATGACCACCACCTGCAGCTACTACAAGCTCACCGTGGACGGCGAGGAAGTCATCGAAATCGACCTGCTCAATTTCATCGAAAAAGTGAACGGCGTGGACATGCTGGAAAAGCAACGTGCCGCGTTGGGCTTCTGATCAACCACCCGGAAACCTGCCATGACGACCGACCTTGAAACTGATACCACCCTCCACAACGCGCCGCCGGAGGACAACACCGTCACCCTCGACAGCCCGCTGAAGCGCGGCAAGACCCAGATCACCCACGTGACCATCCGTAAACCTTCATCGGGCGAGCTGCGAGGCATACAACTCGCTGAGTTGATCCAACTCGACGTGGCCAGCCTGATTAAAGTGATTCCGCGCTTGAGCACACCTGGGCTCACTGCCCCGGAAGTCGCCTCTCTGGATCCGGCCGACCTGTTGGCGATCGGAAGCAAGATTGTTGGTTTTTTGTTGCAGAAGTCGGCGAAAACGGATGCGTCCCTCGTTGCGTAGAGGATGCGATGGCTGACCTGGCTGTAGTGTTTCATTGGGCACCTGCCGATATGGACGGCCTGCCGCTTCAGGAACTGATGGACTGGCGCGAGCGCGCACGGGCAAGGAGCGCGGTGCATGGCTAACTCACTGCAACTGCGCGTTCTACTCAACACCATCGACCGTGCTACCGCCCCGCTGCGCGGTATTCAGCGCCAGTCCGCGCAGACAGCGCAAGCGCTCAAAGCGACGCGTGAACGCCTCAAGACGCTGACCGACACCCAGAAGCAGATCAGCGGCTTCACCGAACTCAAACAGGGTTTGAACTCCACCCGCACAGCGCTGGATGCTGCTCGGCAGCGCGCCCAGCGATTGGGCCAGGCGCTAGCGCAAACGCAAAACCCAACGCGTGCGATGGCCCGTGAGTTCGAGCAGGCCAAGCGCAACCTTCAGCAGTTGGCCATGCAGGAAAATGCCCAGACGCGACAGCTGCAGCAGATGCGAGCCACCCTCCAGGCAGCGGGAATCTCCACCCGTGACCTGGGCATGCACGAGCGCAGGCTCCGTCAGGACATTTCAGCCGCAAACAACCAGATGGAAGCCCAGCGCAGAAGGCTGGATGCGCTGGCACGACAACAACGGCAGGCCACACTTGCGACCCAGTCCTACCAGCGTGCCCAACAGGCAGCAGGAAACGTGGCTGCCAAGGGCATGGGAGCCGTAGCATCCGGGGGCGTGGCGCTTTACGGCGGCGCGAAAGTGCTGTCTCCCGGTATCGATTTCGACGCCAACATGAGCAAGGTCCAGGCCATCACCCGGCTGGATGGTGGCTCGGAAGAGCTGAAAGGTCTGCGCGCTCAGGCACGTGAGCTTGGGGGATCGACCCAATACACCGCAGGACAGGCGGCCGAAGCGCAGGGCTTCCTCGGTATGGCAGGCTTCGATCCCAAAGCGATCAAAGCCGCGATGCCAGGCATGCTGGATCTGGCGACAGCAGGCGGGAGCGAGCTTGCCGAGACGGCCGATATCGCATCCAACATCCTGTCCGGCCTTGGTTTGAGCGCCGAGAAGATGAACAAGGTCGGTGACGTGCTGGTGGGGACCTTCACCCGCTCGAATACCAACCTGCGCATGCTGGGCGAAACCATGAAATACGCCGCGCCCATGGCAAAGACCTACGGCATCGACCTGGAAACGGCTGCCGCTATGGCGGGCAAACTGGGCGATGCCGGCTTGCAAGGCAGCATGGGCGGCACCGCGCTCAGCTCGATCATGAACCGGCTCGCCGCACCGCCGAAGATGGCGAAAAAAGCGTTGGAGCAACTGAATATCCTTACCGCAGACGCCAACGGCAACCTGCGTGATATGCCGGACATCCTCAAAGAGATTTACGACAAGACCAAACACATGGGTACGGCGACCCGTGGCGGTTTGCTCAAAGCCATCGCCGGCGAAGAAGCGGTAAAGGGCATGGCGCACCTGGTGGATCAGGCCGGGATTGGCGAGCTACAGAAGTTCGTCAGCACTTTGCGCCAGACCGAAGGCGAATCGAGCAAGACAGCCAAGGTCATGGGCAACAACCTCAAAGGCGACCTCACCACCTTGAGCAGCGCCTGGCAGGATCTGGGCATCGAGCTGGAAGAGCAGCAGGACGGCACATTACGCGACCTGGCTCAGTCGATTACCGGCATTATCCGCGACGTGAAAAACTGGGCGAAGGAGAACCCCGGCCTCGTCTCTGCCATCGTGAAAACTGCGGCCGTCGTGGCAGCACTGGCGGTGGGCTTCGGAGGGCTGGCACTGACGCTTGCAGGCATCTTCGGCCCTTTCCTGGTGCTGCGCCTGATGCTCGCCCAGGTCGGCATCCGCCTGCCTAGCTTGATCGGCTTGTTTATGAATCTGGGCAAGACCGCCCTGCCCTTTGTGACCAAAGCCATTGTGCTGCTGGGGCGCGCACTGATGATGAACCCCATCGGCCTGGCAATCACCGCCATCGGCACCGCAGCGCTCTTGATCTACCAGTATTGGGACCAGATCGTGCCCTACTTTCAGTCCATGTGGACCGAGATCAAGACCGGGTTCAGCGGTGGCATCGGCAGCATCATCACAACCATCGTTAACTTTTCGCCCCTAGGGCTGTTCTACACCGCGTTCGCAGGGGTACTCAATTATTTCGGATTCGAGCTGCCCGGAAAATTCACCGAGTTCGGCGGCATGCTCATCGATGGATTGCTGTCGGGTATTACCGAAAAATACACCCTGGTCAAAGACAAGATCGGCGAGATCGGCGACGGGCTTACCGGCTGGTTCAAGGAAAAGCTCAGCATTCATAGCCCCTCTCGCGTATTCGCCGAGCTTGGCGGATTCACCATGGCGGGACTGACTCAAGGCATTGAAGACGGCCAAACGGGCCCGCTGCAGGCGGTGAGCAATTTAGGCAAGCAACTCGCCGCCGCAGGCGCGCTGACGTTGGGTGCAACGGTGCCCCCGGCAATGGCCATCGACGATGCACCACCGGTCAGCGCTGCCAGCGCAACTACGTACAGCAGCAGTGACATCTACGAGATCAACATTCACACGACACCGGGCATGGATGCCCAAGCTATCGCCCGAGCGGTTCGGGCAGAGTTGGCCCGCATCGACAGCGAGAAAGCTGCTCGGCGTCGCAGCAGCCTTCAGGATCTGGAGTGACACCCCATGATGCTCGCCCTGGGCATGTTCGTTTTCAGCCTGCATACCGCCGCTTACCAGGAGATGCAGCGCCAGACTGACTGGCGACACCCTTCCAGCAGCCGGGTCGGTGCAGCGCCAGCGCGACAATTCATCGGACGTGGAGAGGACGCTATCACCCTGCCGGGAGTCATCCTTCCGGAACTCGCCGGCAGCGCCTTGAGCCTGGACGCGCTGCGCCTGATGGCGGACACGGGTAAGGCCTGGCCTTTGGTTGAGGGCACCGGGCGAATCTACGGCCTATGGGTGATCGAAAGCCTCAGCGAAACCAGGACGCTGTTCTTCCGCGATGGCACAGCCAGGCGTGTCGAGTTCAGCCTGAGCCTGAAACGCATCGATGACAGCCTCGTGGACCTGTTAGGCACGGCAACCGGCGTGCTCGGCAGCCTCGGACGTAAGCTGCTGTGATCGACGATGCTGTCGGCTTGGTGCGTAGCACGGCAGACCAGCTCAAGCGGGACGTCACTCATCCGGCCCCAGCTTTTCGTATCACCGTGGACGGCAACGACATCGCGAAGATGATCAGCCCTCGTCTGATCAGCCTCGATCTGACGGATAACCGGGGCTTGGAGGCGGATCAGCTCAGCATCAGCCTCAGCGACCACGACGGCTTGCTGGCCATCCCCCGAAGAGGCGCATTAATTCGCTTGTGGTTGGGCTGGAGCGATACCGGACTGATCGACAAAGGCACCTACACCGTCGATGAGATTGAGCACAGCGGCGCGCCCGATGTGCTGAGCATTCGCGCGCGTTCGGCGGATCTGCGCAAAGGTTTGAAAACCAAGCGGGAACGAAGCTGGAGCGATACGACGCTGGGCGACGTGCTGGGCGATATCGCATCCACCAACGGTTTAAACGCGACAGTTGCCAGCGAACTGGACGGCCTCTCGGTGCTCCAGCTCGACCAGGTGAACGAGTCAGACGCGAACCTGTTGACGCGACTTGGCGAAGAGTACGACGCCGTAGCGACGGTCAAGGCTGGACACCTGATCTTCATGCCAGCAAACGGAGGCAAGACCGCCTCGGGCACGGACCTCCCCCACATCAACCTCAGCCGCGCCGAGGGAGACCAGCACAGCTACCTGCAGGCCGACAGGGACAGCTACGACGGCGTGCGCGCCTATTTCTACGACGTAAACACGGCAAAGAAACGCGAAGCCATTGCCGGCGGCGGTGACAACCTCAAAGATCTGCGCCACACCTACACAGACGAACTCACCGCCTTGCGCGCCGCACGCAGCGAATGGGCCCGCGTCCAACGCGGCAGCGCCACCCTCACCTACACGCTCGCAAAAGCCCGCCCCGAACTGATCCCAGAACTGACCTATACGCTGCAAGGCATCAAGCCCGATGTGGACGGCATCATCTGGCACGGCGGCAACGTCCAGCACAGCCTGAGCGCTGATGCCGGATACACCATGAGCCTGAGCCTGGAGAGCAAGTTGCCGGAGGATGCTGTGGCGGATCTGGCTAATGACAGCGGGGGCGATTACACCGGGGTGATTGCGTATTACCGGGATGAGAAGACGGGCAAAGAGAAAATCGTGACGGCTGGGGACCAGAGCAAGCCTAGGCTGTTGGTGCATTTGTATAGTGGTTTGGGGAGTGCTAAGCGGGCGGTGGAAAGGGAGCACGCAAAGATGGCACAATAACATCTAGAGTCGGTTCTGCCCGACATCAGCTGCTACAGATCTGTTCACGGATGAAGTCCACAAATGCTTACCGTAAAAATACTAACGCTACTCGCATTCCTGCCAGTTATAACAGTTGCAACAATAGTCGTTTTGGAGACTAGACACCTAGTTGTGTACGCCCCTCGGATGCGACTGAACTATTCATTCTATCGTTGGAGGCTAACAGATTATTATTCTGCAGCTATATGGATGGGATATGTGTCGTTCGTGGCTCTAGGCATTCTCAAAATTAGTATATTCAGCGAACTAGACATGATTAGGATGAGCTTAGGCCCGGTGCTTCTGACGATAACTGGCAGCATTGCTCTACTCATTGAGCACTTCCAACTTACCGAAAAGTATAAACAGCATGCGACGCCCATAAAAATCTTGGGTGCTTTTTCCGCAATCATAGTTGGCTTCCTTGCAAGTGCAATTACAGACACGACAATTTCCGAATTCACCACAGTAAATGCATCAAACTTTCCCGAATCGCAAAAAATATTAACATTTGTCGTCACCGTAGGAATATGGATATATATAGCCGTGTGCGCCAGCATGGTTATATATTGTTTGATCGCGTTAATTACAACGATCAAAGTAATCGCGGCAGACCTGTACTTAGATAGAAAGTCTTTAGACAAGTTCGGCCTTTGCTCTGCAACTCCAAAAAAAAATGAGCGAAACAAAAACCTATATCCACTCGCCACGCTCATGCTTGGTACTACTATAACGACGGTAGCGCCCCTACAATATTTCATGAAGATAGACAGCGACTCGATCAATGGCGTAGTAAAAACTTTGATCGTGGAGGCCTCCTTTCACCTCGACCCTGGAATATGCAACATCAGCGCCCCGCCTAACAGTGCAATGGCTTTGCTGCCTTTTCGTCAGGCGGCTGTCGCCATACCTGATCCGAAGTTAAAATATCGCTTCATAGTCGTCGAATGCAGTAGGACGCTGGCCAATCCGGTTCAGACCACGACCAGTCGATGAGAGCAGATAGCACTATTCAAAATATCTGGTATCCGCTTTGATCGTGTCCACCACATCTATAAAACGTATACTTCATAGATCCATCAAACTAATTATTAAGGGGATATAGTGTCAGATAGCACTTCCAGTAATAGGGCCGAACCGTTGACCAGCAGAGGGAGCGATTTGCCAAATCGGGCAGACCAGCTGAGGACTTGGCTTGCCCGGGTTAGCATCATAGCCGCAGTGTCAGGGGTAATCGTATATGCTGCTTATTTCGCGCGATTTGCTCCTGGATCGACATTTAGTACTTTCAACGGAGACTGGGGAACATTTGGTGACTTTATAGGGGGTACGCTAAACCCTATATTCAGCTTCCTTGCTCTTATTGCCTTGCTCAAAACTATTTTGATCCAAAATGAAGGATTAGAGCTATCAAGGCGTGAACTGGAACTAACAAGAAAAGAACTTGAGGCCACTCGATCCGAGCTCAAAAGAAGTGCTGCGGCGCAAGAAGCCACCCAAAAGGTAATGGACGAGCAATCAAAAACCCAAAGACTCCAGCAATTCGAAGGGACGTTTTTTGCTTTATTAGAGCAACTAAACCAGCGAATGTCTGACATTAACACAGACCAAAAGTTACTAAAGTGTCTACATGCAATAAGCGCTTCCGGACGAACAAAACTTCAGCTGCTTAATGTTTCCGAAGGCATTTTTGAACCTTGTATAGAGTACCTACGCATGGTTCTGCAAGTCCTTGAGTTCACAGCCAGCAAGAACACAAAAGGCTCACATTTCCGCATGCTGCCCCTTAGCTATCATTTAGGAGGAAAAAGCGGTCGAGAGGACGAGATGTATGTCGACATCGTCAAAGCTCACTTGAGCGGTAAAGCTCTCTGCTTGATAGGCTGCTACGCCGCATACTTGGCGGAAATGAAATCAGATACAAGATTCAAAATGCTTGTCATCAGCTATAACTTATTGGATAACATGCCTACAATCGTATTGAACGGAAGCGATCTCCCAACAAGAGTAAAAGATTACTATCTAATTGATAATTCGTAGCTTTTCTAAACCGAGGCGGAACAGACCTTAGAACTTCAATGAATTTTTATCTGCATTAGTGCGCAGTTATATGGCAGGGTATTTAAAAGATCGACCGCCTCGTAGGCCCGTTCGTCATCAGGGCCATCAGGCTCTTTGGGACACTTGCCTCCTGAGAGGGAGGCTAGCGTGCATCTTTAATGTCTACTTTGAGTTCGGGATTGAAATGGCTAGTTGCCCAGTAACCCGGCTCACTTACCCCCTTCAAGTAGTATCCAATAAACGTGCGCTCAGTGTCACGCAGTGCGGACGACCTGATAAAAATTGCAACCTCCGCTAGTTGCCGATCCGAGATCTTTTTCTCTAACAATACCTCGACGCTACGTTTAATCGGCCCCATGTACTCATCTTTTGTTACGGTATAAACCGCGCTAAGCTCGGAACTTAATATGGCGGATGCCGAAGGTTTTTTAGGGGTGTCGCTCTCGCCGCACCCCAAGATCAGCAACGATAGGCAGGTTGCCACAATCCATTTCATATTATCCATGACTACACTCTCCAATGCGTACTCAGTATGCCTCAATTACGAACATCGTGAGGGCAGCAGCGAACCGAGGCCCCGGGAACAAGCGCCATCGCTTCCGCCGCACGTAAAAGATAACGCTGGTCGTCCTCAGACAACTTCCTGAACACTGTAAGAAAATTCTCTTCTTCATATGAGAGATTTCCCTGATCATTCGCACAGGGACGGCTAGTGTCAGTCAACTTTTTCTCGGGACGCATTAGATTACTCCTTTCCGCAAACATCAGAAGGAAGTTACATAATGCAATTAGAATCTTGACTTTTAAACTGATAGCAAGCTAATTAAATCGAGTCGATTTATTTCCTTCGTGTTGCCAGCTCGGCCATCGCTGTAATGATCCGGTCTATAGCGTCCCGGTCCTCATTCGAGATAGCGCGATACTTGTCCACGAGCTCTGCTTCGGCACCGCTGAGGTCCTTCAGGGCCGGGCTGCCTCTTGCTCCGGTAATGACGTAAAGCACGTCCACTCCCACCGCTGCAACGGCGGTGAGGTACGCCGTGTCAGGGTTACGCTCCCCTTTCTCATAACTGCCTTGAGTGTTTCGATTGACGCCGCCCAGCTGCGCGAATTCTTCCTGCTTTAGCCCAAGCGCTATCCGCTCTTCACGCAAGCGATCCCCTGCCCCAACCACAGAACACACCTCTAAGCACAATTTATTAGGCGCGAAGATATTTACACGCACAAAAATGCGTGCATAATTAGCTCCACATGAACACGAACGTACACCGATGAACACTATGCCCGCCCCCCTTACACCCGAGCAAGCCCGCGCTGCTCTTGATTGCCAAGGCATCAGCATTGCCGAGTTCTCGCGCATCCATGCATTGAACAAAAATTTGGTCAGCGACCTGTTGAACGGACGCAAGAAAGGACGCCGCGGCGAGGCGCACAGGGCTGCGGTTCTGCTCGGCATAAAGGCGGGCGTATTGCCTGCCTGCTTGCTTACTCACACATCCCCCACCACTCCAACAAGGAACATTGCATGTATCAGGATGCAAAACGAATCCGCAAACACCGCGCAACGTTGAGCCTGGATGACTACGAGCAGGACTTGATCACAGCGCTGGTCAATTACACCGGCATCGAGAAAGCCCAGCTTTTGAGAGCACTGGTGATGACCGAGGCTCGTGCCCTGTTGTTGCCGGAAACCACTTTAACGGCACTGGCCTCCTGAACAGAGCGGATCAAGAGCACCTGATATGCATCAGACAGGATTCACCTACAACGACGAAGAGCGCCTCGTCCTGGAGCGGGTTCGGGACTCCCAGCGGTTTTCCGATCTGGATCAGGCTGCTGAATGGCTGATCAGGACGCGACTTCGGCGCGTTGCGGTGAAGCTGTGCGGACGGAGCCGAGCGCTGTATTCGGCGAACTACAAACCTCAAGGATCGAGATAAAGACATGGAAATTCGACTACTACCTGTTCATGGGCGCTGCACAGAGCGGCCATGCCTCACTTCGCAAGTACGATCCATCGGGGCCGTTAACGTGTAGGTGGCGCATGAGCACATACAAGCTGGTTTGCCCTGCCTGCTACGGCCCTCTGGTGATCAGGACGTCCGAAGGCCAGACGCCCTGCTTTCGGTCGCTGTACTACCAGTGCAAGAACTTCGTTTGCGGTGCTACCTACGGTGGCAGTCAGACGATTGATTACGCGTTGAGCCCTTCCGGGCTGGCAAAGCCAATCAACGTTGTGCCGCAAGCACCGTCACGGGTGCGCAAGCAGGCGTTGCGCGATACGCAGGTCAAGGACGACCAGCTTGATCTGTTGGACGATTCAGACGACATGGAGCAATGACGATGAAGCATGAACTACTCACCCACGACTACCGTTCCAGCATGCAACGGGCAGCCTACGCGTACCTGGTGCGGCATGACGCCCAATACCTGATCGACTCGGACCTGCTGTTCGACAACTGCGTAGAGCACCTTACGTTTTCCCTGAATGTGCCGCCTGTCCTGGCTCAGCGATTGACGCACAACGCGTGGACGGAACTGCAAACCGCGCATGCGGCGCGAAGACTCGCTATCGGGTCGCTGCAACTGCCACACCTATTCCTGACGTGTCGCCGGACCACGCCGCGCCACCCTTCCTGACGCGCTTTTAACCCACCGCCCTGCCCCATGTTCGATGGGTTTGGGTGAGCTGCGCCCGAAATTCGAGGTTGACCATGAGATACGCAGTCGTGATGGTGACGTGACGTGAGCCAGATGCAGGAAAAACTGCGCCAGCAGGTTCTTCAAAGGGTGCAGGCGGACTATGGCCTTAAGCTCGGTCCTGGTGCCACGTACATGCGCGGCGGTCGATGCCCGGCATGCGGCAAGAAAGAGCTTTATACCCACCATGCCAACCCATGGATATTGCGCTGCGGCCGGCAACGGCGTTGCGGCCAGACGTGGCATATCAAAGAAATCTATACAGATCTGTTCAACGACTGGAGCGAGCGTGCACCGTCGACCAACACTGACCCCGTTGCAACCGCCCGGGCTTACCTTGAGTTTGCCCGCGGCTTTCGGGTCGATCTGATCAATGGCTGGTATACCCAAGAGCAGTTTTGGTCACGGGATTTGAATGCCGGCAGTGCCACGGTTCGGTTTGCCCTGGACAAAGGCGGTTACTGGGAACGACTTATCGATCGGCCGGAGCGGTTCGGGAAGTTGAAAGCCCGCTTCAAAAAGGGCGAATCCTATCGAGGCGTGTGGTGGTGCCCGCCCAGCGTGGACTTGGCTGCGGTCACTGAGATCTGGATCGTCGAAGGTATCTTCGACGCTATCGCGCTATTGCACCACGACATTACGGCGGTGGCCGCAATGTCGTCCAACGCATTTCCCGAACAGTCTTTGAAGGATCTGGCACAGACCCGCGCCGGCAAATTGCCGAAGTTGATCTGGGCCCTGGACAATGAGCCCGGAGCCCATACCTACACACGGCGCTGGGTGAAGATGGCCAGGGACCTGGGCTACGTGTGCGAGGCCGCGCAGGTGCCACAGCGTGACGGTCGCAAAGTGGATTGGAACGATCTGCATCAGCGCTGGCAGTTCATCGATGACGAGCAGGAACTCACACAACGAGTTGCCAAGGACATCGCTCACACCCGCCACCTCGGCGCGCTGCTGATAGCCGCCAGCGCAGAGGAAAAAGGGATTCTGCTGTATCAGTTGGATGAGTGCCGGGAATTTCATTTCAACTTCGACAATCGACTGTACTGGTTCAAGCTCGATTTCGATAAGTACGCCAAAGTGCTTGAGCAACTGAATGAGTCGGAAAGCCACGAAGTCCAGTTGCTCAACGACGCCAAGCGCAGGGAGAAGGCGTTACGCCAATGCGGGTCGGTAGTGGAAATCGCCGAGTGCTTCCCGCAAGCGCTGTATTACCAGCGCAATGAGATCACCGATGAGGCCTGGTATTACTTCCAGGTGGATTTCCCCCATGACGGTGGCAGCGTAAAAAATACTTTCACGGGCGCGCAGCTCTCGGCTTCGAGCGAGTTCAAGAAGCGCCTGATGCACATCGCACCAGGTGCGGTGTTTACCGGCAGCGGCCACCAGCTCGATCAGATCCTGAAAAAGCAGCTGTTCCGGATCAAGACGGTTCAGACGATTGACTTCGTCGGTTACAGCCGGGAATACGAAGCCTACGTGTTTGAGGATGTGGCGGTCCGCAATGGAATTGTCACGCCGATCAACAGCGAGGATTTCTACGAACTTGGCCCGCTGCGGCTGAAGACACTGCAGAAGTCCATCAGCGTACATGTTCAGCAGGATGCAAAGGCCTACCGCTCGGATTGGCTGCCTCTGTTGTGGGCCAGCTTCGGTGCCAAAGGGATCGTTGCCCTGGCGTTCTGGTTTGGTTCGCTTTACGCCGAGCAGATCCGCAAGCGCTACAAATCGTTCCCGTTTCTGGAAGCCTCCGGCGAGCCCGGTGCCGGCAAGACAACCTTGATCACTTTTTTGTGGAAGCTGCTCGGCCGCGATTACGAGGGCTTCGATCCTACGAAATCTACCCGCGCCGGTCGTCAGCGTGCCATGGGGCAGGTATCGAACATGCCGGTGGTGATGATCGAGGGTGATCGCAGCGAGCCCGACAAATTGCACGTGAAGAGTTTCGACTGGGACGAGCTCAAGGACTTTTACGGCGGCGGCACCTTGGGCACGAAGGGTATGAAGACCAGCGGCAACGAGACGTATGAGCCGCCGTTTCGGGCAACGATTGCTATCAGCCAGAACGCCGCTGTCAGCGCATCAGAGGCTATTTTGACGCGGATCGTGAAGTTGCATTTCGAGCGACCGGCACAGACCGATGAGGGCCGCAACGCGGCCGACAACCTCAACCTGCTGCAGGTTGAGGAACTGAGCCATTTCCTTCTGCAAGCCGTGAAAGCCGAGTCCCAGGTGCTGGAGCGCTTCGGTCAGCGTGTTCTGGTGCATGAGCAACAGTTGCGCAGTATCAGAGAGATCGGCATCGAGCGAATCATCAAAAACCACAGCCAGATGATGGCCCTGGTGGACTGCCTGGAGTTGGTCTGCCCGCTCAACGAACATCAGCGCGTCTGCACACATCAGTTGTTGAACCGGATGGCACTTGAACGTCAGGCGGCGATTAGCGCGGACCATCCGCTGGTGGCTGATTTCTGGGAAGTGTACGAGTACCTGGAAAGCCTGAGCGACGGCCCGGTCGTTAACCACAGTAAAAAATCCGATGTGATTGCCATCAACTTGAACGAATTCGCGGAACGCGCCGCCGAGCATCGCCAGAATCTGGCAGATATGAAGACGTTACGCGCCCTGCTCAAGCAGTCGCGTACCCACAAATTCCTCGAAAGCAACAAGGCCGTGGATAGCGCCGTTCGCAGCTTCCAGGCCGCACGAAACCAGATGTTCGACCGTTGTATGACGGTCAAATGCTGGATGTTCCAATCCTAAAACAAGAGAGCGTAGCGATATGAAGAACAGCCTGAGAGAAGCTATCTGTTTCGACGATTTCTGGACCGCTTTCGGCCCCAGAGGATTTGTGGCGATGGCGTGGTGGCTCGGTGCGCAGCGCGCTGAGCAAATTCGAAAGGATCACGGCAGTTATCCCTTGCTGCAATTGAGCGGAGGGCTGGATAGCGGCAGAGGTATTTTGACGCGCTATCTAATGAAGCTTTTGGGGGATGAGATGTATCCGCCTCAGAAACCGGATGGCCACCTGGCGCAATTGGCGAGTCATCTCAATGCGCCGGTTCTGGTTTATGAACGTCGCTCTGGTGACAAGAGCCTGTTCGACTGGCGACAGTTTCTGCCGCTGTATAACGACAGCGTGTTTGCCCTCGCCTGTGGCGGGCAGACGACGAATGTGATCTGGCGTGGCGGGATGATGGTGTGCGCAGAGCTGGATGAGCGCTGTGATACGCGGTTGATCCATCTGGAGCTGTTGGGTATGGATGGGCTACAGCGGGTGCGTAGCGGCGTCGACAGCCTGAACCGTTTGACCGCCGCGCAGGCGGGCTACTGGCGGGAGTTCACGCAGAGTCACAGCCAGTACGTTTTCCACATGTTCAACCGTGCGGCGCCCGCCTATACCGCCGGGCTTGGCGAAATGCACTCGGGTTGCATCACAGAGCGCTCGGCCAGAAATTTCGGCCAACTGATGGCGATGGTGGACTGCCTGGGTTTTCTGCTGAATGTGCCGAACTCGCAACGGATGCTCATTCAGCGGGAGGTTCAAGACATGGCGGCCGTTGAGACTTATCGGCTTGGCTTAGGCCAGAGAATGAGGTGAGAAATGGACTCAAGGATGGGTGTGATGAACGATCTTAAGATCAGCAGCGAGATTCTGACCGATGACGAACTGGCAGTGATTACCGGATACCAGGTGCCCTCTCGACAGATTCATTGGCTGGACATGAACGGTTGGAATTACGTGCTGACTGCTGCTCGCCGGCCAGTTGTGGGGCGGGTATATGCGCGATTGAAGCTGGCCGGAGTGAGCCCTACGGCGCAGCGGGCGGTTGCGGAGACCTGGTCTTTTGATTTGTCTCGGGTGAATTGAGGGTATGGGGAGAAGGAAGTCTGCAAACAGGGATTTGCCGCCGAGGATGTTAAGGCGACTTAGGAAACGCAAGAACGGGACAGTATGGATGACATACGTCTATGACGGACGTGACGCCGACGGCAAACGAATCGAGATTCCGCTGGGGAGCGATCTTGATGTCGCCAAGAGAGAATGGGCCAAGCTGGACTGCAAACCTGTTCCTGTGTGCGTGAAGACGTTGGACCAGGTCTTTGATCGCTATGAACGGGAGATCCTTCCTGGGAAAAAGCCCAGCACGCAGCGGGAAAACCTGCTTGCGCTGAAGCAATTGAGGGGTGCGTTTGGTGACGCGCCGGTCAACGCAGTGACGCCGCAGATCATCGCCCAGTATCGAGACAAGCGTACTGCGAAGATCAGGGCCAATCGCGAGCTGTCACTTCTATCACACGTCTATAACGTCGCACGGGAATGGGGTCTTTTCGATGGCAACAACCCCGTCACCGGGGTGAGAAAGAATAAGGAAAGGCCGCGCGATTTCTACGCGGGTCCGTTGATCTGGGACGCCGTATACGCCATGGCCAGCTCAGAACTTAGGGACGCGATGGATTTGGCTTATCTGACCGGGCAGCGACCGGCAGATGTGCTCAAGACGCGAACAACCGATGTGGTGGACGGATTTCTACAGATGGCTCAGGGGAAGACGGCCAAGAAGCTGAGAATCCGATTGAGTATCGACAGCGAACCGAACCAGTTGGGAGTGCTGGTGGCCAGGTTGCTGGAGCAACACCGGTCCAGGCGGCTGAGAGGCCCGTATCTGGTCACGACTGAAACAGGGCTGCCACTGACTGGAACGATGCTGCGGCGCAGGTTCAACGATGCTCGACAGAAAGCGATGGCCATCGCCCTGGAGAATCGAGACCAGGAGCTTTGTCAGAGCATTCAAAACTTTCAGTTCCGGGATATTCGACCGAAAGCGGCCAGCGAGATCGATGACCTGGGACATGCGAGCCGGCTGCTAGGGCACACTGACAAGCGCATAACTGAAACAGTTTATCGCCGTGTCGGTGAAATCGTGAAACCGACCAGATAA